ATCCTCGGTTAAAACTATTCTAAATTACCTAGCTGTCGCTATCTTTAGCCTTCTTCAAAGTCTCAAGGATCACACCGAGCTTCTTTGCCTGGTTAGCATGCGTCCGCGAAGCTTTCTCAAGCTCACCAATGATCGCATCAATTTTTGAGTGTACGTTAGTCATCCTTCTTCTTCTCGTACTCCTTTCGAGTCATCCACTTCTCCTTACCCCAGCGTTTGAGATCTTTTTGTTTTTTACTCTTGCCACCTTTGTAGCCTCCGCCTTTCTCCTTGTAGGCTTTGGCTAACATCTGGGCTTTACGAGCAGACCACTGACCGGGTTTACCGCCTTTTGAGCCGGCCATAATCCGGTCCTTGATGCGTTCACGCATCTCAGGCTTTGTGTAGCGAGAATCATCTTGTGCCATCTCACTATCATAAATTAAACACACATAAAAAAGCCCGGGCTATTAACCCAGGCTCATCAGTTTCTGTGTGAGTTAGAAGGAATACTTGACTCCCCCTTTTGCACCATAGCCATTCTCTACTGCAGTGACCAGGGACAATTCTCCGTAGATGCTGACAGATTCTGAGACGGCAACAGCACCGCCAGCTTTACCAGAGAACTCAAGGCCGCTGTTGTCAGCTGCATCCACAGCAGAATAGGCAGGGCCACCCTGAATGAAATAAGAGGTAGGACCGTTTTCACCTTCCCAGCCGACATGCAGCTCGTGCAGAGATGAATTGTAGTCAGAACCGGTGTACGACAGGTTGGTTTCCCAGTTCAAGTAAGGGCCTGCAAAAGCAGCGGGGGTAGATGCGGCAAGGGCTGCAGCTGCTGCAAGTAATTTCTTAAACACAGTCTAAAAAAATAGTAAGACATTCAAAAATGTAGCCACACCTAATCAAAATTCACATGTAGACAATCAAAAAACTGAATGCTCTATTGGGGCCTCGTAAAATAAATGGGTATTAGGTAAATTGTATGGGCGCCTCACGTGTATCTGGATCTTCTTCATTAATGAATCAACGCATGGCTGGTTCAAGTGCCACTCAACCATCTTTATTTGGTCCGGCGGCCGACAATCCTTTCGGGAAGGGAAGAAAACCACGCGGTGAAGAGCTTGAAACGGGAGAACAGCAAGGCGAAAGGCAAGTTACTCAGCAAATGATCAGGCAGATCAGAGCTGAGGATGAAGGTAGAGAGATCCCTGCACCTGAAAGAAAGCGTCGGAGTGAGTACTCAGGGCAACGTGCCATCCGTGGAATGATTAAACAGATCAGGGAACAGGAAGAGGCCAGAAAACGAGCAAACTGACTCTAGTTGTCAGGGGACGTAGAGTTATAAAAGGAGGAACACAAACATGAACCGATTTATTCCACCTTTTATCGCCTCTTTCCTTACTCTCGGAATGGTTTCACACGCAAAACCTGTGTCAGCACGCTTCGTCTGCGATGCCAAGGATGAACTGATGGCGACTGTGTACAACGATCCGTACTTCTCGGAGCCGCGCAATCACAAAAGTAGAGACCAGCTAATTATGAGGATCCTTCGCGCAGAAGGCGTCTGCTCAAAAAAAGATTAGCTGGCCTTATATTAAATGAAGCGATGAGTAATCAAAATGGCGAAGGAATCTGACCACCAGTCTGATACGGACGATAAGAAAGAGTCCTGTACTTTAAAGTCAGCTGAGGGCGGTGCCGGTTGTTCCAATCAAGACGAGCAATCTCAGCCTGATCCTCTTTGTAATACTGGTTGCCCCTGTAAGTTAACTGAGTCATGAGTGCTCCTTTGAACTGACTCAATCATACGAATTTAGTAGCAATTAATACGGTTTATGTAGTAACACTTAATGTTAATACATAATAAAGATTTGGGGTGCAACCTCACCGATAGCGGTGCCGGCAAGGTTGTTCAGTTTCCAGGTGTGAGAAACAGCAAAAATCACACCTCCCCAGGGCCTGACGCTGTTCTTCTTCGGCCCCAGATGTATAATAGATGTATTAACTTTGTTATGCATGGACCGTGTTATCAAAAACACAGCCGAAAATTATAGGCACGGTCTGCAGTGATTCCGGTACGCTCTCTATTGTTGATCCGTGTCTTGTCAAAAGTAACAGGCCCGGTAAGGTCAAGTTTCCAAAGTGCAATCTCTACTCTTCGTTCGACACTGAAGTTGGAGACGGAGAGTTTCCAGTCTACGAAGTAAGGGATAGCGACGGTAAACTTAGGTGCATTGTTATAGGCATTGAATGAAATACGTTGATCCAGTCAAGAACCCGAACTTATGGCTGGAGATGACAATCCTCAAAATGATTGAGGAACGAGAGCCTGAAAACAATGAAGCGCTGACAGCAGCAATCAAGGCGATTGTTCACTGGCTTGAGCCTGGTCTAATAGATCAGTTATTCGGTGACTGGATCCAGGTCTACCTAAACCAGCTTGACGAACTAGAAAGCAGTCGAAATATCGCTGATCCGCCGTGTTCTCTAGAACCTTCTGAGGAGTGATCGGCATTATTTCGAAGTGATCTCGGATCTTGTCGTCCGGATAAGGAGGTCTGTGCCAGAAAAACTCCTTCGCATCTTCGTTAACCGTCCATTCGGGATGGTACCTTCTCCACCAGCTGAACGCACTGAATTGTTTAGCTGGATTACCAGAAGTGCTATCAATAACAAGAACATCGCCAGGGGCAAGGACCCAACGGAGACGAAGTACTTCCATAAAACCTCGTCGGATCGCTTTGATTCCGACCTTTCCATTAAACGCTCCGTCTAAGGATCTTCTTCTTTTATTATTGCGTTTCCAGTACCAATCATTTAGTTGCCGTCGCGACTTTCCAATAGCAAAGCCAGTGTTCCATAACCAATAACCTGGTCGGTATTCGCAAACAGGTTGAATAAATATCTTACAAAGATGGTCGCCGACGACAAATGTAGTGCTTGTAAACTTGCGGCGTGTTCTATATGACATCGTGGAAGAATTACTAGCGATGATCCAAAGAGACCCAGAACTCTGGGAGCTCATGGAGCAGCTCAAGCATCAAGATGAAGAGCCATCTGATTTTATTTTAAACGTCGCACAGATGCTCGCAATCGAATTTGAGGATCTACACCGGACGGACCTGAACGACAAACTGGATGCACTCTTCGGGGGGCTGCCTGCTAAAGCTTTCGAGATGGTGCCTCTGTTCCTGCACATTGCTCTCGACATCTTCATGATGCGAGCGATCCCCGCAGACCACAAGGGGGGATGACCCGTGAAATCAGGATTTGTATTCTGCGACTTTGATAATCAAAACGTACTTTGCTATACCGAGGATCGGTCCACGGTGCAACTGCTGCCCATCGAGTCGGCGAAGAATCTTAACAAAGCTATCTGCCTCGGTGATCGAACGGAGATGAAAAACATTCAAGAACGTTTAAAGGCTAGTGACATCATCGATGGCCTCTATATCGTGAACATCGGGACCCTTTACAAGCGCTACTTCTGAATCCAATGCTGAGATATGCATGCGACATTGAGACTAACGGTCTCTTGCACGAACTCGATCGTGTGCATAGCCTGGTCCTAAGAGATCTTGATACAAACGAAGTCATAAGTTGTTCTAATGAAGGTAACTATTTGCCAGTGCAATTTGGCTTGAGTTTGTTAGAACAAGCCGACCTAATTGTTGGCCATAATTTTATTAATTTTGATATGCGAGGGATAGCTAAGGTCTACCCTACATTTAAAATTAAAGAAAATTGTGACATTCACGATACGCTAATTATCAGTCGTGTGTTGTCACCAGAAATGGAGACTGTCGACGCACAGAAGTACACTCACATCGATAGTAAATACAAAGGAAGGCATTCATTAGCCGCGTGGGGTGAACGTCTCGGCGTTGAAAAAATAAAATTCACTGAGACGCAAACGAAAAAGACCGGGCCAAAGGAAAGCGTGTGGGAGAGATGGTCCGAAGAGATGCAGGTTTACTGCGAACAAGACACATTGGTTACCAAAGTTCTATATGAGTACTTCCAGACGCAAGAGCTGGACCCAAGGTGTTTTCAACTAGAGCACGAATTCGCCGCTATCATGACGATGCAGGAGGATTTCGGATTCCCTTTCAATGAAAGAGCTGCGTTCGCGTTGGTCAATACGCTCAAGGCGAGGCGGTCCGAAATTCATGATCAACTTCAAGAAGTTTTTCCGCCAATTGTCGAAGAGCGTGTCTCAGAAAAGACGGGCAAGAAACTCAAGGACCGCGTCGTTCTATTTAATCCCGGTTCGCGTCAACAAACGGCACAACGTTTACGAGAGCGTTACCCTGAAATTAGTTTCTCCCAAACGGAGAAGGGTAATGTCAAGGTGGACGATGAAGTCCTTGAAAAGCTTGGTGAGAAATACCCGGAAGCTAAGCTCCTCGCTGAGTATCAAACGCTCAACAAAAGGCTCGGCCAGATTGCTGAAGGGAAAGAGGCGTGGCTAAAACATAGTCGTGTTTTTGACGATAGTCGTATCCACGGTACAGTTATAACTAACGCATGTATTAGCGGGCGCTGCTCACATCGACGTCCCAATACAGCCCAAATTCCGAGTGTTGGACATCCTTATGGAGCAGAATGTAGAGCTTTATTTGTTGCTCCTGTGGGGTGGCTTTTGTGCGGTTCTGATGCCAGCGGTCTGGAGCTGCGTGCTCTTGGTGCTTGGTTAGCACACTTCGATGGTGGTGAGTACGCCAAGCTCGTGAGCACTGATGGGTTTGATATTCACACGCACAATGCAAAGTTGTTCGGCATATTCGATGGGCAAGGTGATATCTCTAAAGCTACAAGAGACCTAAGCAAGCGTCTAATCTACGCCTTACTTTATGGGGCAGGTTCAAAGAAAGTTGGCAGCGTGATTGACCCAACTTTGAATGAATGGAAACAGGCTGATCTAGGGAAGGAAACTATCAACACTTTCTACAAAAATCTACCGGCTATCAAACAATTGAAAGATAAAATCGATGAGAGAATCTCAGAGCGTGGTTATCTGACCGGCATCGATGGACGCCATCTTCAGATCCGATCGAGACACTCTGCTCTCAACCAACTCCTGCAATCGACGGGTGCAATTACTGTCAAAAAAGCAACTACAATTCTTTATGATGACCTTAAGGAATTAGGATTGCGTTGGGGGCAGGATTATGCATTTGTTGCACATGTGCACGATGAGATCCAATCACTCGTGAGACCACAATTCGTAGAGGCTTACAAGACCCTAGCTATTGCTTCGTTTAGAAAGTCTGGTGAATACTTCAACCTAAAGTGTCCCATGACCGGTGAGGCCCGGGTGGGACACAATTGGATGGAAACTCACTAAGCAGTTGGTTTTGTGGGCCAGGTTGGAGCTGAGGGATCTGCAGTATTGGCTGGTAAATCACGCAAGGCCTGTCGATAATCTCTCATCGCATCAGACATCGTGACGTCCGTATTTGCAAAATAATCAGTCTCTGCAAGACGACGATTGCGCTCTTCACGCAATTCAACTAACGGCTGTGCAGCCTCAAGCCGATTAATCTCGGCCTGAAGTTCATCTGCGGTTGGTTGTGGATCAGCGTGTTGATACAGCTCAATCACGTCACCACGGATGACATATTCTGCGCCGGGGCGCAATGAATCAAGAGCGTCGTGAATTTTAAAAGTCATGCTGCCACCTCAATCAGTGTGATGTAAGAGGTGGCATTTGCTTGAGTCCCAGCGATATTAAAAAACACCTTACCAGTATTAGCAGTTGTATATGGTCTGCCTTGCGTTTTATATGTAAGAGAAGAAGTAGAAGAAGGAGAGTCGAGTTTTGTTATCGTAAACCTACCATAAAACCCAGTGGAACTATTAACGTAATTATCAAAAGCTCCAGTAGAATCTCTAACTGGGTCATGAATGGTTGTAGAGTCTCTGAGAACTCTGATACCCATGCCTTGGCCCGCAGTGGTTTTAGTAGTTTGAAACATTTGGTCTACTATTACCAAAATTTTATTTGAAGAGCTTGACGGAGTGATCGATGCTGTCAAGCTAGTGTCAGTAAAAGTAGTTGTTGCAACTGCGACTTGTGTTGATGTGCTTCCTTGAACAACCTGCAAAATTTTGCCGCCATTCGCGAACTCAAGCGTTCCAGCAGTGCCGCTATTCCGCAGATACTGACCGGCACTGCCTTGCGCCGATGGAAACGTAAGATCCGCACCGTTGAGGTTCAAGGGCGATGCTACTAATTGCGTTTTTGTTTGTGACATAATCTCGTCTAACACTTAAGAGTCACAAGAACTGATGTGATTCTTAACGTTTCTGTATAGTGTAATTCTAGTGGACCCAACTAAAGTTTGATCGCTCCTCAGAAGCACCATGGAATCACCCAAGCCCGCAATCAGCCAAGGGGCTCTCGACAAATTCAGCTATCTCGATCTTGTCGAGATGCACGAAGATCTTGAAGAATGGATGGAGGTCTGGCAAAACAGGTTGACCCAAATCCAAGAAGAAATCAAAAAGCGTATCGAAGATAACCTTTTGAAGAAATGAACATACTCAAGCAAGGGAAGTGGGACGTCCGCTTCCTCAAACTGGCCCACGAAGTTGCCAGCTGGAGTAAGGATCCCAGCACAAAAGTCGGCTGCGTGCTTGTCAAAGGCAAGAAAGTCATCAGCGTGGGCTACAACGGTCTGCCCATGGGTATCGAGGACTCCCTTGAACGCCTGACGGACCGTGAGCTCAAGTACGAAATGACGGTCCATGCAGAGGTCAATGCTGTTACAACTGCTGCATTGCATGGGGTCAG